AGGTTCTCCGAACTTTCTTTCCCACGCTTTTGTTTCTTTTAATAGTTGTTTAAGTTTCATACTATCTCCTAAATAAAGTGTATAGATTTTAATTTTAAAATATTTCTTGTTGAGTTAACGACCGTTTCAGCATATTTATCTTCCCAACCACGATTACGCAGTGTAGAACTTCTATTAGTTTCTCTTAGATAAGTTGAATAGTCATCAAATAAATCTGATGAGCGTCTTGAAATTTGACTAGCTGCATCAAACTTTTTATTTCCAATATAGTCTCTACCATATTCTTTTTGGTATCTTGCCATAGCTTTTTTCATTGCTGGACTTTTACCTTCAAGAACTTCTTTCATCATCTTATCAAGATGTTTAGTTGCTTTGTTAACTTCTTTTTTAATTCTTTTTGGGTCATTCTTCATTTTTGCAACAGCTTGAGAATAACTTTCTCTTTGTGCTTTTGAGAATTCTTCAGGTGTAGTAAATTTAGATGCTCCATATCTTGCAGCTGTTCTTAGTTTACCTATCTCATCTGCTCCCATATAATCTTGTGATTTTGATGTATCTATATGATACCACATTAATCCAGGAATTTCGTTAATTGTTTTTAAACTTCTGTATCCAAATGTGTCTAATCCAACCATTGATTTATTGTAACTATCAACTTCACCGGAAGTTCCAACTTTTGGCTCTCTGTAACTACCCATATATAATGGTTTTCCATCTTTAAGAGCTGCTATAAGTCTTCCTTTTGTGATACCTACATAAATTCTATTACCACCATAATAACTTTGTCTTGTTTTACTTGGTAGATGTTCTATATTTTTACCAGCGACTGCGAAAGAAATTCCTTTTTTCTTTGGTGTTCTTAATCTTTCAATTTGGTGGTCTTCAACTTTATCCCATCTAACACCATACTTCCTTGCTGTTGCTGAAAAGAAATCACGATTTAATCTTCCGGCAGATAATTTTTTCAAAGTATCACTTATAAAAACTTCTGTTAGTAAAGAATTCTTTACATCTTTGATTTCTTCACGAATTATTTCTTTTAATAGTCCTTTAGTTATTTTCATCATCTTACCCTTTTGATTTCATCATTTGTTTGTGTGTTGCCCAATTTTGTAATACTGCTTGGAAGAATGCTCTTCTATTAGTTTGGAACATATAATAAACTTTACCAAGTCCATATTCTTCTATTAATCTTTTTAGTGCTTTTTTCTCATCACTTTTCTTAATAGTTTTCATCATATCGGAATACATTTCGTTTGGTGATTCCATTTCTAACATTATCATATCTTTGTAAACTGACATTTATTTTTCCGTAATGATATCGTGTATTAATTTTTCTGTTTTACACCAAATTCCACAATCTGGTCTTTGTTCGTAACCACTTGATAAATCAACTGATTCGTTTACTGGTTTTAAAAATGCTCCGTGAGTTGAAGGATTTGATACAAAGTCAAATGCAATTAACTCAAAATCTGGTTGAACTTCTTGACTTCCGTTTCCAACTGATTCAACTGAACCTAACCCTCTTGAACTAATTCCTAATTTAATTCCTGATTTGAATAGTTCTTTTAAAATATTTCCACTTGGTGTTCCCAATACTTCGACAGTACCTACTAAATCATCACCATTGAAATGCATTTCAGTTACATTATGTGATGTGTTTTGTAAATTTACTACTGAACTATCTGGGTGGTCTAATTCACCAAGTGCTCTTTTTTGGTTGATGAAGTTATCTGTATATTTTTTTGCTTCTCTCATCAATAAATCTTTTGGATATACTCTACCATTTTGATTTTGTGATTCTGCTCTTTGTAAAACACCTTTCACTATTAATCTTCCATCATTTGTTGTAATGGATTCATTAATTTGTTGAGCTGTTATCTCAAATGGTAAATAATCTACTATTAATTGTTTCATTGTAATCTTCCTACTTTATTTGCTAACTTTACTAATCTTTCTGAAATCTTTGTTAGAGCTGTATTTGTTGTTTTCCAATAATCTTTTGAATCTACTTTTAATTCAGTTTTTAACTTAACACTCATATCAATTGTTTTTGATAATCCGTTTAGTGAATCTCTTACTTCTCTCATTGAACGACCAATTTTTTGTTTTGGTGTTATTGACTCGTCATTTCTCCAATCGTGATAACGACCTTCACCTAACATTTGTTTTGTTCTGAAAAAGTTTACAAGTTTTCCTATTTCTTTTTTAGATGTTAGAATAGTTTCATAATACTTATTGTATTGTTTGTCTCTGAGTGTTTTATCACCCATTTTAGAAACCTTGAAATAGTCTTTTTGAAGTTTCTCTAAATTTTTATGAAGATTTCTTAATGCATTGACTTCTTGTTTAGTAACTTCGTTTACTTTTGTAAATCCTGTTGAGTTTGTTGAGATGTCGTCTTCTTTCTTTTTATCTTGACTTCTTTTTTTCTTTGATTGAAAAGCGTAAGGTGTTTGTGGTGGCCCCTCTCCTCCGTCTAAATTACCGGTCATTGAAGCTTCACCTATTTGTTCTTTTTTCCAACCACCACCTGCGGCTTTGTATTTTTTTGCTGCCCAAGCATTAGCATAAGCACTTGGATAGACATCAAATTTCTTTTTAGCTTGTGATTTGTAATAAGACCATTTGGAAGGTTTGGTCGGTGTGTTTTTTTCTAAGAATAAATTAAGTTTTTCTTCTAAACCTCTTTTTTTTCTTTTTTTGGCTTGAGTATTAGCATATTCGTTTGTAGAAACTTCTTCTTCTACAACTTCAATGATAAGTTTTTTTAGATTATTTAACGCTTGTGACATCTTTTAATTCCTTGATTAGTTCATAGTATCTCATTAAAGAAACTACTTGGTTATCTTTGACGACCGACTTAGTTGTAAAGTTTTTAGCTTGATTAATAGCTTCACTTAGTTTTATTTTAACCACTTTATCGTTTACTTTTCTAGATAGTGATTTTAACTCGTTTACAACCTTTGTTATTTCTTCATTTATGAACTTACCAAAAGAATTAGAATTAGATATATTATTAATATATTCTCTTAGAAGTGATTTTTGTGATTCTGATAAATTTGTATATTTTTCGTTGAACTTTTCAACCAAAATCTGATATGACAATAATTGAGTATCTCTTTCTTCTTTTCTCAAAGTTTCTACCAATGAACTTGGTCTTTGTTTCTTTGGTTTAGAAGTGATACCCTCTAAAATTGTGTATCTAGTATCGATAACTTGTTTTGGATTAAAATCTATCTTTGTTGTTTCTACTAAAAACAATTTATAAATAGATGCCAAAGTTTTGTAATTTGATACTCTTGTGTTAAAGAAATCTTTAGATGAAAAAGTTTCTGATATTTCTTTAATTAAGTTGTATTTCTCAACTTTTAATTCTTTATTACTAATTCTCTGTCTTGTTTTAATAACAGCTTCTAGTAATTTTTCTGCTCTTGATTCGTTTTGATAAGAATTGGTTAAAAGAATGTCATATAACTCTTTCTCTTTCCCTAAAGCAGTATTTTCATTAAAATATTTTTTTAATAAATCTACTGATTTTGATTCTTTATTATTTAAAATGTCAGCTGTTACCTGTCTTGTTAAAATTTCAAACAATAAACCTGTATTCTTTATCTTAGAATGTTTTATTTTTTGGGACATATTATTCCTTAACTCCTGTTTTTATAAACACCAATCCTTATTGATATACTCTATCAATTATAAATATAATGGAAGTAAATAATTAATCAATTTAATTGTCATTTAAAGACGAAGAAACTTCCTTTTCATATTCAGTTTCTAATACTTCGGCTTCATTAATTAACTTTTTATCAATTTTTGATTTTAACTTATCTAATCCTAATGATTCTCTATAAGATTTACCGTATCTTGGACTAGAACTATGAAGTTTTTTTCTTTCGTGATTACCTAATGGGTCACGACCTCTAGCACTTCCGTCTTTTCCGTAATGTGTCATCTCTTTGGGTCTTCCAGCACCTTCCCAACCGCCTTCAGGTGAACCACCTTCTTCACCGATTTCTTCGGTTCCAGTTCTACTAGCTAGTTCTTCTTCTGATTCTTGTTGTTCTTGCTCTGCGGCTTGTTTAGGGTCATTACCCTCTGTTTTTATTGACTCGTATCTAAATTCTTGTATTTTATCTTCTACAATCTTTTCTTCAAATCCTTTTATCTCGTCTTCTGAAAATCCAAAGATTTGTTTATACGCCCAATCTTTAGATACTACTGAATTTTCTGATGTTAAATCATTGAATGCTGTAATTCTTTGTCCTAACAACTCTAATTTTTCTTGTTCATAGATTTTAGATGGGTTTGTTAGTTCTAAATCAAAGTTTACTAAGTCTTGGTCTGTATATCCTTGTGCGTATAAGTGAACTATACCAATCTTAGTTAATTCACTAACCATAATTCTTTGTATTCTTTCAATGGTTCTTGCGAAACGAACATCTTCTGCCGCTAGTGTAGCTTTAGATTCACCAGCTTTCTCGGCATATCCGTAATATGGTTGTGGTATCTTTAATGACGCTAATAATTTGTTTCTTAAGTATTCAATATCGTCTGTTGTTTGATATTCCAAACCACCAAGATTTTCTATTCTTGTTCCACTATCTCCACCACGAACTGGTAAGAAGAAGTCTTCTGTGATATTTTGGATATTGTATTTTAAATTGTATTGTCCATTATCATCTATTACTGGTGCTTTTTTCATTTGTCCAACTATTTTTTGCATATAGTTGTCAACTTCTGCTGGTGGAATATTACCTATGTCAATATTGAATATTCTTTTTTCTGGTGCTCTCATAATTCTATGAATTAACATAGCATCTTCCATAAGTGATAATTGTTTCCATACTTTACGACCACCCTCCATCATTGAACGACCATAAGGTAAAAAGTTTGAGTCAGAAATCATTCTAAAGTGAGCTATTTCATAATTTTCAAATTCTGACTTTTGTCCTTGATTTGTTTGTCTTACATCTCCACTTTCCAATACAAACTTTGTATAGTGTGGATTTTCTGGGTCTTCACCCTCTATTCTCGCAACATCATAACTTGATAAAGGTTCTACATTGGTGATACCATACTTATCATTAATATCTAATTTCAAAAAGAAATCACCATATTTACATAAGTTTCTTGTCCACGGGTATAAATTAAACTCAATGTTTAGAATATCATAATATAAATTATGTAAAATATCGTGTATTTGATTGTTATCAGATTTAATACTTAATATTTTTCCGTATTCTGACTTTAATGTAGTTTCGTCTGCGTAGATATCTAATGCTGATGAAATTAATGGGTCTGAATCCATTGCTTCATAATCTCTAAACAATCCCATACGCATTGTCTTCTGATATAATGATTGGTTATACCCACTCATTCCACTTGGACTTTTATACAAACGAGAAAATCTATCAACTAAATCTTTCCCTGTAACACTCTGAACTTGTGCTGTATCTGCTATTTTTAATTTTCTACCACCGACATTTCTAACAATTACATTTGTAGAAAATAGTCGTTGTAATCTACTGAATAAATCTCTATCAGCCATTTTTTTAATCCTCTTATTTAATTAACCAAGTTAAGTCTTCTTTTTCCCCTTTAACATCCATTTCCCAAGAATCATTTGTTTCGGTATTTGAAGTATAAACTCCTGGATTGTGTCCAATACCTTGAATTGCTTTCTTAGAAAGTTCTATACCTTCACTTCTCAATCGTAGTGCAGTATCACGAACCCAAAGGGCTATTGCGAAAGACATTACCAAATCATCATTATATCCGGTCATTGCTTCCGCTTTATTTCCATTATAAATAAATACAAATAATTCATCAATTAATCTTTGAGAATGAACCACTACTGATTCTTCTCTGAACATTTCCTCTAACTTTGCAACAATTAAAGGTCTTGACTTAGATGTTGTTGAGAAACCAGGAACCATATTTCGTTCTTGACTTCTGTATTTATTTGTCATTTGATGTTGAACATCAACATATTGCAAATCTTTACTTGTATAAAACAAGTTTGGGTATTCTCTATCAATGACTTGTTGAATTGCTGCCCAACCAATATTGTTGTTTTCCACAACCAACAAAGCATTGTTATATTCACTAGCTACATTAACTAGCATATTTCCAAAATCTTGTGTAGAGATTTTACCTTTGTATTCTGCTACTTGTTCCAAAGATTCTACATCTATAATATGGAACGCTGAATAATCTGTTCCGTCACCTCTACTAACATCTGCACTCACCACATAATTCTTTGTATAATTTGGTGGCTCCCATATCCAATAGTTAGAGTCTATACCTCTCTTTTCCATTGGTTCTCTTACACTACTTTCTTTTAAATTTTCAAGTAGTATACCATCAATAACACCACGACCAGAAGTGATAAAATCACAATCACATTCTTGAGCGGCTAATGAAGGCCCTAATAATTTATCTTGTTCATCTCTCCAGTCTTGTCCTCTTTCCGGATGAACTGACCAATGTAGATTGATAAAATTAAAATCATTTGTTCCACTTTCAGCACCTACCCAAGTTTTGTGGAAAAAATTACCCACACCATTTGGTGTAGATATAATTAAAGCTCTACCACCAGTCGCTAGTGTTTGCTGAGCAGCTCCCCATATTGTATCAATTTTATCAATAAAGGCTGCCTCATCAATAATCAGTAATGATAATGCTTCCGAACGACCTGATTCCTCAGAACTCGCTACCGCTTTAATTTGAGAACCATTTCTATATCGTAATGATAATTTATTATCCTCAACACAAGGCTGTTTTAACCAACCTGGTAAGTTAGCATGCATCACTCTAACTTTTGTTACTAAATTCTTTGCTGTTTCTTGTTTTGTAGCAATGACCAAGATATTCTTATCTTGTTGAAATGTCATCATCCACAATGCGTATCCAGCAGTTAATGTTGATAAACCCAATTGACGAGCCTTTAACACAATATTATAATCGTGTTGCATAAAAGATTGTAGTGATTTTTCCTGAAA